TGATATGACTGGTAAGAACGCAGCTACAGCAGGTTCAGGAAATGGTGGTGCAGCAAGAAAATCGAGAGGTTTTGAAAGCTGGACTACAACCAACAATGGATATGGTTCAGGTGGTTCAAACTCATCAGGTTCTGTTACAGATGGAACACAAAGAGTTTTAACCGAATCTATCCTTAAAACAGAAATAAAAAGCTGTTTTGATAATGGTGGTAATCCTGACCTATTGCTTGTTGGCTCGTTTAACAAGACCAAAGTATCAGGTTTTACAGGAAATAACACAAGAATGGATATGGCAGAAGATAGAAGTCTTGTTGCTACTATTGATGTGTATGTTTCTGACTTTGGCGAAGTAAGAGTAGTCGCAGACAGATTCTCAAGAAGTAGGAGTGGCCTACTTGTTGAAACAGGAATGTGGTCGCTTGACTATTTAAGACCTTTCCAAACAATAGAGTTAGCAAAATCAGGTGATGCAGAAAAGAGATTGCTCTTATCTGAATGGACTTTGGTTGCTAAGAATGAAGCAAGTTCAGGCACAGTTGCCGACTTAACAACTTCATAATAAAATTTAACTTCCCCTAGAAGTTAAGGGGTGGGTTTTAAACTCCTTGTTTTCCCACCCCACTTTTGATACCAAATTAATAATGACCTTGAAGAAGGTATCTCTTCGGAACGAGGGTTATTTTTTAGGAGATTTTAATGAGAACATTAAATGATTATTTTGTATATGGTGAGATAGCTGATATATCAACAGCATCTTCTACATTTGTAGCCGTACCTGATGGTGGTAAAATTATTAAAATTGCTACTGCTTTACAAGGTGCAATTAGTGGTGGAGATGCTGCAATTACATTTGAGTTAGGTGGTACTGCTGTAACTGGTGGTGCTATAACAGTAGCAAACTCAGGTTCAGCAGCAGGTGATGTGGACACAGCAGAACCTACAGCAGCAAATGATGTTGCAGAAGATGGAACAATCGAGATGATTACAAATGGTGGCTCTACTGGAGCTCAAAAACTGTGTGTAACATTTACAATTAGGAGATAGAGATGAACTATGGTTTAAGGGTAACAGCGAACCATGTTAGAACAGTAAGTACAAGTTCTGCTCAGACATCAGCTTTTGATGCAGCTACAGAATATGTGATGGTAACATCAGATACAGCATCTGTATTTGTTGAGTTTGGTTCAAACCCAACAGCAGCAGCAGCTAGTTCAATAAGACTTCCAGCTAATGAACCATTAATTTTTAAAGTTGATGGTGCTATGAAACTGGCAGCAATTATTGCAAGTGGTACAGCTAATGTTTGGGTAGCCGAGCTAAGTGAATAATGAAAAGAAAGATTGACAGCAATCAAATATTTCATTTCCACGAACCAACAAAAGAGTTTGCTATCGAACATATAGAAGATATTCAACCCCTAGTTGATTCCAATAAGAAATTACAGGAAAACGACCATCTTATGACAGATGAGTTAAGGTTATCTGCAAGGATTCCTACGAGTGTATATTATGAATGGAAGAACAAATTTGGGGTTGATGTCTTTAATCCTAACCACAAAGAAGGGGTTAAAAGATTATTAAATAGTGCTGATTATAGGTACTTAAAAACAACTAAGAGAGTTTTGTAAATGAAAAAAAAGATTATAAAGGCAGTCTTTAAATACGCAAAGAAAGGTTATAAAAAATTCAAAGATAAACTGAAGTCTAAAAAAACTAAAAAAATAAAACAGCAGCAGGATAAAGATGCACAGAAAAAAGCTAGTATAAAATTTAAAGAAGAAACGACATCAAAAGGTCTGCCAAAGAAAGAGCATGACCCTTTAAAACAATCAGGTGGTCTTAAAGGCAGACAAGAGAGGTTCTATGGAAGTAAACCCTATGGAACTCACTACACAATATACAAGAAAAATCCTGAAACAGGTGCTGTATCAAAATATTCTACTCCATATTCATCAGAGAAAATAGCAAAGAAAGAATTAAAGAAACTAAAAAGAGGCGAAGGTTATTATATTAAAACAACTGAGCCACCAAAGGGAGTAACTGAAAAAGTTTTAGGTGGGAAAAAAGTAGGTAAAAGTAAGGGTAGAAAAATGTTGAGATACTCTAAGAGAAATCGGACAGAGAAGGAAAAATGGCGAGAGTATATAAGGAAAGTAAGATTATTATTAAAAAATAAGAAATAAAAAGGTAAATAAATGGCAATATCAACATATTCAGAATTAAAAACAGCAGTAGCTAATTGGTTAGATAGGTCAGACTTAACTGACAGAATACCTGAATTTATAGAATTAGCAGAAGCTAGGCATAGACGAGATTTTAAACTAAGAAGAATGGAAACAAGGGTTACTGCAAATACAGCAGATGGTACTGAGTATTATACTCTACCTGATAACTTTGTAGCTATGCGTAATATACAACTTAATACAGACCCTAAAACTTCTTTAGAATATTTTACTCCTGAACAGATGGATAGAGTTAGAGGTGGTAGTACAAAAGGAAAACCAAAAGCATATTCAGTTATAGGTAATACTTTTCAACTAAGACCTATCCCTGATGGTGTCTATGAAGTTGAAATGCTTTATTATAAGTATTTCACAGCATTATCAGATTCTAATACAACTAATGATATGCTGACATATCACCCCGATGCTTACTTATATGCAGTTTTATTAGAAGCAGAACCTTATTTACAAAATGATAAAAGAATAGCTTTATGGTTACAGGCATACGGAGTAGCACATAAAGCAATCACAGATTCAAACGAAAGAGATAGACATTCAGGAGTAGCACCAACAACAAGAATTGATTATGGTGCTTACTGATGACAGATTATACAATAAAGACAACAAGTTCTACAACTTGGACAAATGTAGCTGATACATCTACTGGTTATTTTGAATTAGAAGATGGGATAAACCAATTTGAAAGTGAAGCTGGGGTTTTATTTCAGCATGAAGGTGCAGTAGCAATAGCGACAGCAGATTGGCAAAATATACCAGCAGTTTCAACAACAACTTGGACAGTACAATAAATGGCAACACAGAAATTTTCAGAATTAACAACAACGAGTTCACCTAATAGTGCATCTGTATTTGCGATAGCATATTCAGGTACATCTTATGGTGTAACCCTTGCAAATGTTGCAGCAAATTTACCTGCAACCACAGTTTCAAGTTTAACTTGTAGTGGAAATGCTACTATAACTGGTGATTTAACAGTTAGTGGTGATGATATCACCATGAATACTAATACATCAGGTGCAGCTTTAATTGCAGATGGAACGAATTTTAATCCTGTAGTTATATCAGGCGATATAGTTATAGCAACAGGTGGTGCAGCTACCATACAAGCTGATGCTGTAGAAGGCAGTATGTTAAATGATAATGTTATTTCAGGTCAAACTGAGATTACGTCAGGTTTAGCAGATGCTGATGAATTATTATATTCAGATGCTGGTACTCTAAAGAGAGTAGGAATGGACACAGCTAAAAGTTATTTCCATTCAACGACATCTACAGCTTTTACAGTAGCAGATGAAAGTAGTGATACGACTTGTTTTCCTGTATTTGTAACAGCAGCAACTGGAGATTTAGCACCTAAATCAGCAGCAGGATTAACTTTTAACTCAAGTTCAGATACTTTAACTGCAACTGCATTTAGTGGGCCACTTACAGGAAATGTTACTGGAAACGCATCAGGTTCTTCAGGTTCTTGTACAGGAAATTCAGCAACTACCACAGCATTAGCTTCAGCGAGAACGATAGGTGGTGTATCTTTTGATGGCACAGGTAATATAAACCTGCCTGGTGTAAACACAGCAGGGAATCAGAACACATCAGGTACAGCAGCAGTCGCAACAGCAGTTACTATAACTGACAACGAATCTACTGATGAAGATAATGCAATTATTTTCACATCAGGTGGAGATGTTGATGGTGGCAACATAGGTTTAGAATCAGATGGTACTTGTACCTATAATCCCTCAACTGGAAAAATTACAGCAACTGGGTTTGTAGGAACACTAACTGGAAATGTTACAGGAAATACAAGTGGTTCATCAGGGTCATGTACTGGAAATGCTGCTACAGCAACTGCACTTGCATCAGCTAGAACAATAGGTGGAGTTTCATTTGATGGAACTGGCAATATCAATTTGCCTGGAGTCAATACTGCTGGAAACCAAAATACTTCAGGAACAGCAGCGATTGCAACAGCAGTTACAATTACTGATAATGAAAGCACAAACGAGGATAATGCTGTTATATTTACATCAGGTGGTGATGTAGATGGTGGTAATCTTGGACTTGAGTCAGATGGAAACTGTACTTATAACCCAAGCACAGGAAGTATTACTGCAACAGGATTTATAGGAGCATTAACTGGTAATGCGAGTGGTTCTTCAGGTTCATGTACTGGGTTAGCTGCAACAGCTACAGCTTTAGCTTCGGCTAGAACTATAGGTGGTGTGAGTTTTGATGGTACAGGAAATATTAATCTTCCTGGTGTTAATACATCAGGAAATCAAAATACTTCAGGTTCAGCAGCGAGTTTATCAGCAACTCTTGCAGTAGGAAGTGGTGGTACTGGTGCAACCAGTTTAACTGCTAATGGAGTATTAATAGGAAATGGCACATCAGCTATAGCATCAGTTGATATGTCCACTAAAGGAAAGATTTTAATAGGAGATGGTTCAGGTAATCCATCACTACTTACAGTAGGCAGTAATGACCAAGTTCTAACAGCAGATTCAGGTGAAGCCACAGGTGTCAAATGGGCAGCAGCAGGTGGTGGTGGTGGTGGTGGATTAGTTGTAGAAAGTGCTGTAAATTTTTATGGTACTGGTGGTTCATCAGTAGCGACTTATGACTACACAGGATTTGATAGTGATTATGACAATTACTGGGTATTTATTCATGGTATTGCATTTGATGCAGATGGTGGCAATTTAGATTTTAGATTCTTAGATGATGGTTCTGCTGTAACAGGTGGTGGATATAGGGTTTCGGCAGTTGGAATTGATGGCAATGGTACTGCTCGAAATATTACTGAAAATAATACTACATCAGCTAGTTTAACTTCATTAGCATCTAATGGCTCAGATGCTGCACCTCTTACAGGGTGGTTTTACTTTGCTAATGGTAGAGGTGGTAGATGGGATTCTGATTCAAGTGATTCAGAGGGTGCAGTTAAACCTTATATGGACTTTCATCTTGGTTATAAAAATTCAAGTAATTATCATGAGGTTGTAACAGGAAGTCTCCATCAAGATGATACCCAAGCTAATGCTATGAATGGATTTCAACTTATAGCAACATCACAGAATTTTAGAAAGATTTGTTTAACAGTTTATGGAGTAGCAAGAAGTTAATGCCTAAGATATTAAAAGATGGAGTAGTCAGTACCATGAC